TGTACATTGTCAGAGATGAGACTTTGATCCTTCCATATAATTCTATTGTTGGGTTGCAAAGCAAACTGTCCATTATCTAATGCGATACAATTAAATGACTTATGCTCTGGATCATCCTGACTGTAGTTTGTATTGAGTGTAGATGATTCTGAGTGACAATTGTCAATCGTGAAACAATACTGTCCCTTGTGCATCTGTTTATCCTTACCAAAGAACTCACACCTATTGAGTAATGGTTTCTCTATGACAGTCAAGTTGTAGTCAAAACAATCCCATATCTGTAGTGTGTCGAGTGGTAGTAGTTTGTCTGGGTCGTAGTCTGTCTTCCATACAAAAGCACTGATAGGTAACTTGTCAAACAGAGCACCATAATCATACAACAGGGTCTCAAAATACAGTGCTTTATGTTGAACACTTTTTACTGAGATCCATGTGCCAGGTGTTGTCTCACCATGACCCTTTTGATGATCGTATAGAAATTCTTTCCTTACATGTACAGAGAAAGGAGGGAGATTGTGTACAAGAAATGCCATTATGTAAGATTTTTTTGAACTTGTTCAAGAGTTTGTTTCATGTTGGTGAAAATAGTTCCCATGTCTGCATCACCAAAACCTAATTCTTTTGCATGGGAAACGATATAATCTTTCATCTTCTTTGCTTCTTTATCCTCTGATAAAGTAAGTCTTGTCCACATAATCTGTTGACGTTCAAGTAATTCTTTGACGGTATCAATATGATCAGACTTTGCCTCATTACTCATCATGGGAAACTTGAGTATGACATCATACAATTCTTTCTGAAGAGATGTAATCTCATTCATCTCAGATTTTACCTGATCTGAATCAAAAAACTTACTCATGACTCCCCTCTCATTTTATTCATAAGATACTGTCTGTACTTGTCTTTGTCAATATTTAGAAACGGTATGTACTTCCTTATCTTCATACCAACAACTTTCCACACGGGGTCTTTCAATTGCCTATCGTAGTCTTTACAATACCCAAAAAGTTTTTCGTAGACACACATCTCCTCTGCACTTATATTACCTGCTAGATGTTCTTTAAGAATAGGGGGATGACCTTTTGATGCATCAAAAAATTCATCGTATGTATATTGATCCAACAACTCTTCTGACTTTTGTTTGAAATGATAGAACAAACTTTCATTTCTTCTTTGCCACTCTTTGTAGACAGTCTCACCAGACCTTATAATATTACCTATCCATAATCCTTGTGGATTATCTGTGTCTACAAAATTTGCAAGGAAAAAATTCTTGATCTCAGGATCTTTATATTTCCTTGACATTTTTTCAAAGAAGTATCTATCTTTTCTTTTATAAAAAGAATCTATTTTTGCTCTTGACTTACCTCCATATTTTTGGTAGTCATACTTCTCTTTGGTGAAGTGATTTTTGTACGCAAGGTACTCTTTGTAAGTGTCAAATGGTGTCAATGTAGGCAATGGATTGCTCCTCAGATGGTAAGAAACTTCGCTCTTGAAGTTCTCTTCAAATAATTAAGATTCATAGCGTTACCTTTGAGTTTTTCTTTCATAGGTTTTGTTATGAGTTTGGATACAGATTCAATCTCTATACTATTCTCTTCACAGTAGTGACAGATTGCCTCTATGTAATTCATATCAAGGTTGTTCTGAACGAGGTTCTCTATGTCATTGGTGAATTTATCTTGACATAAGAATTTGTTCTTTAGAACTGCTCTCATTTCAGTTTTAGTTTTGGTTGCCATTTAGTTTGTCCTCAACAAATTTTTCGATGTACTTGACTAATAGTTTCATATACTTCATCTTATCATACTCTTCGTAAACAGTCACCTCTCCATTCTCACAAGTCATGAGAATGACAAGTTTCTTTACAGGTATGTTTGTTATCTCGTAGAACATACAAGCATATGCTGCTGCTTGTACAAAATAATTCTCTATCCACTCTCTTGGTTTAGGTTTCGCAGCAGTTTTAAAATCAATAATTGACAGCTCACCATTGTACTCTGCTATACAATCAACAGTTCCAGCAACACCTAACTCGTTACTGTATAAACTTTTTTCTAAAGCGTAAATATTATTTATATTTTGTAACACTTTTTTAGACTGAAGAAATAATATCTTACTGCTAGGATTATCTAAAACAACTTCCTCATTGAGTAGATGTTTTTCTATCAGTTCGTGTGTTGCAGTGCCTCTAGTAGTGGCACGTTTTGTTATTCTATTTGCCTCTGCATCACCAACTCTCTTTCTCCACTCAACAAATATGTGTTTGTTGAAGTGTGAAGTGACCGAGGTGATGGACACCATCGGTCTGTCATTTACATTGTAGTATCGAACTCCATCAATACTCTTCCTACTGAGGGTAGGAAGATCACATTCTACATGATTGAACATTACATACCTAGTTCTATTTTTGAGGTGATGTAACTCTTGACTAGACCAGACCTAACAATATCGTCAAGACCAAATTCAATTAGATCGAACTCAGGCATGCGAGTAATGATTCTTTGAAAATCAAGGATACCATTCTTCTCGTTTGTTCTTATCAAATCAGTTTGTGCAACGTCACCACAGAACATTATCTTGGTGTCTTCACCTACTCTTGTTATTATACTATCTAACTCATGAAAATTCAAGTTTTGTGACTCATCCACAATAACAATAGAGTTATCAAGTGTTGTACCCCTGATGAATGAGGTAGACCAGAAGGTGACACTTTCCTGTGCCTTAAGATTACCCCATAACATCTCAAACTCATTGTCTGTAGGCAACTCAAACATATATTTGACCATATTTTTATATGGTATCTGATATAGTGCTGACTTGTCCTCATGATCACCAGGTAAGAAACCTATCTCTCTCGTAGAGACTAATGATCTCACCAAGACCACTTTATGATACGGTGAGAGAGGATCAAGAACCTCTTTGAGTGCTTGATATAATGTTATGAATGTTTTACCCGTGCCTGCAGCACCGAATAAAAATAAATTTTTACCCTCACCATATGATGTAAAGGCATGTTTTTGATTAGGAGTAATTGGTTGGACATCAATCATGATGTCAGAATTATATGGTTTTTTTCTCTTCATTTGCTTCGCAGTCATACCAGTACCAACACTGATAGACATTTTCTTTTTACGTGGCATGTTAGAAGTGTGTAGTTTTTTGTGGTTTGACTTTTGAACCTGGTACTTGTGCTACTTTAGATAGCACTTCGTTCCATCCACCATCTGTCCTACTATACACATCGCCCGTGGCACTTACTACACCTCCCGATCCCTTAGACCAATCTTTATCCCAGTCGGGATTCTCTTTTCTCCATTCATCATACTCTTTCATTGTCATGGAGAGTTCTTGTGTCTCCCCTGTCTTCAGATTCTTAAGTGGGTATGTCGGCATGTGTTTTTGCGAGTGATTTATTTAGTGTTGCAAGGTAGGCAGCACCTATGGCGGTTCCACCATCATGTGCAATTGGCATGACTCTAAAACTTACGTCAAGTTCCCGTTGCAGCTTATAGTTTACCACACAATTTAGAAAACATCCACCTGACAATACAAGATTACGATCTTTATACATTTTACATAATTCAAGTGCTCTATTCTCCCATGCCTGTTGCACATAGTATGCTTCATGTTTTCCATACGCAGCTAGTCCCATAACTTTACCTGCATCTTCTTTATGAAACCCATACTTCTCACAAACACTTTCAAATTTTTTACCAATACCTATATCGTCTGGTGACCAATACTTCTTGTATAATAACTTCCATGATGGCACATCAAATATAGATTCTATCTCTATCATTTCCCATTGTGCTTTCTTAGTTTTTGAACCATTAGAGTCAACCACTATAGCGATAGCGTCATCATACCCTGAGTTGTAAAATGCTGAAGCAGCATGACACTTATGGTGTTGATCTCTGTAATCAAATATCTCTGCATCTGGAAATTTATTCTTTACTATATTTAAATCAAGCGATGATAATAATTTCTTTGACTCTTTTATCCAATCGGAGTCACAAATTGCTATAGCATCTATATTATGTGCATATTTTATAAGTGATCTTATGGCGAAGTCTCTTTTCTTTCTTGTGATTCTTTCTGACTCTAGATAAAAATCTACCTTACCATCTCTCATCACACATATAGATCCATTGTTTGATAGGTTCAACCCTAGGACTGAAAATTTTGCGGAGATTTTTTTCCCAGTTTCATGTAATTTAAAAGTCATTTTCCCCTGAGTTTCTGCACCTCTGGAAAGTAAAGGTAGTCTATTGCACTACACTCAAAGGTATCGATAGCATCATCAGGTGTCTCCACCAGAGGTTCACCTGCTAAATTGAATGATGTATTGAATAATAAAGGTGTCTTTGTAATTTGATAGAATGCGTCAATGAGTCTGAAATAGTTTTCATTATCAGTAAGACTCACAGTCTGTACTCTAGATGTTTTATCAACGTGTAACACTGCAGGTATCTTATCATAAGCATGTGGTTGTGCATTCACAGCGTACATCATGAAGGGTGACTCAGTAAGACCACCCATATCAAACCAATTGTGTGCATGGTGAAGTAAAACACTGCATGCAAAAGGTCTGAATGGTTCTCTATTCTTTACTGTATTGATTATATCTTTACCATTTGGATCTCTCGGATCATATAAGATAGATCTATTCCCCAATGCTCTAGGTCCTGCCTCCGATCTGCCTTGAAATATTGCTACGATCTTACGATCTTCTAATAGTTTTGCAACTTCCATAGAACACACGGTATCGCCTTCAATATCAGACAAATCGTATTCAGGACCCAAGTATAGAGAATCAATCATCGTGATCGTCCCAAGGGTCAACTAGATCTTTATTGGCAAAGAACCCTTTGTATACTCCATATCCTGTAAGAATAATAAGTATAGCGAGCACTGATATACCAAACGTAAAGTTTGGATTCAATGTAAGGTGTGGTATCAGAGTGTCATTGCACCTAGCAATTTTTTCTGGATCATTCCACGTACCAGGTAATGTATACACTGGTGGACATGCTGCAAATAATTTTACCATGTTTTA